GAAAGAATACAATCTAACTCATCAATTTGAGATTCTGATTCAATGTAAATTTGGTTATTTGGCTCATAGTAATTTGCAATGTTTTCTTCCATTAACCATTGTCCGATTTCTTTGATTTGTTGCTTAGTCATTTTGTACTCCGTTGTTGTGTTGTTCTTGACTATACTTCTATATTAATTCATTCTTTTGGGTATGTCAACATATTTATACAACTTTATTTAATAAATAGTCAGACAGTTAGACAGATCCACCGTAACTAGCGACACTATAGGCAGATAAAAAAAGAGATCCTCCGCAGGTGATACAGAGGATCTCAAGGGTTGAGGTGTGTTTGAGGGGATTAGTTATTGATGAATCCACGAATCGTAACTCGGTCATTTGCTGACAAGTTCGATCCAAACAAAATACGTCCGACACCGCCGGATCCAGCGTTATCGATCTTGTAGTTGTCTTGTGCATCAGGAGTGTCTTTGTATTCCATTACTAGACCGTTAACGGTGACGGTAAAGAACTCTCGGAATTCAAGATCAAGAGCAGCAGCCATTTCAAAAGCAGCAGTTGAGCCGTTTGCATCGAAAGCAGCGAAGAAGCCGGCAAAGTTCAAGTTTTCAGTTTGAACGGCATCGTCTGCGATCTTGGCGTTTGTGATGGCATCAGCGGCAATCTTTGCAGTTGTTACAGCACTTGATGCAAGACGAGCAGCATCTACAGCACTATCTGCAATTTTAGCGGATGTTATTGCATCATCAGCAATCTTTGCAGTTGTTACAGCGGATGAGGCTAGTTGAGTAGCGCCAACACCAGCAGCGGCAATCTTAAGCCCGTCAGAGCCTACAGAAAGAGAAGCGCCGTCGAGGTTGATCGTTAAGTCACTAACAGCAGCAGAGCCGTTGTACGAGGTCATTGAAAGACCATTACCGGCACTCAAAGAATTCAAGTTTGCACCAAGTGCAACGCCCGAGATCGTGCTGTTTGCGAGTTTGCCGTTTGCGATAGATCCGGCGAGTTTCGCATTGGTGATCAAATTGTCAGCGATATAAGCGGCTGAATCAATCGCACCGTCTGCGATCTTTGCCGACACGACACAATCAGAAGCGAGTTGACTTGCTCCGATCCCGCCGTCAGCAACTTTGATCCCGTCAGATCCAACTGCTAAAGTTGAGCCATCAAGATCAATAGTCAAATCAGATACAGCAGCAGAGCCATTGTAAGAGGTCATAGAAAGACCATTGCCAGCGCTTAACGAGTTAAGATTTGCGCCCAATGACACGCCCGAGATCGTGCTGTTTGCAAGTTTGCCATTTGCGATCGAGCCCGCTAGCATCGCATTAGTAATACCTGCTGCTTTAACTTGCAGAGCATCAGAAGAGATCTCGATTGATGAATCATCAACAGCGACGTCAAGACGATTGCCCGTTTTGGTTAATGCTGCGCCCGCTTCGACTTGTCCCGCACCTGTGAATTGTGCAAATGTGATCGCAGTACTGCCAACAGTTACAGCGCCGTCATTTGTACAGACATAACCTGAATCAGCATTTACAGATCCTTCTTGTACAAATACAGCAGAGCCCGAGAACTCGTCTGATTCGTTCATGTCTGCGGCACGTTCCCACGCTCCGGCTTTACACAAGTAAATACCGTTTTCTGCGCCACTGCTTTGATTCTTGACGAGTACACGCTGATCTGCAGATACAGCAACGCCGTCGATCGTTTGGGTTCCTGAAAGGGTGATGTTTGCGGTTGTAGCGACTTTAACGCTATCTTTCCAGTGCAAGCCTTGAGAGATAGAATCGACGTAGCCTTTTGTAGCAGCGTGTGAATCTGCCGAAGGTGTAGCAACTTGTAATACAGCGCTTTGAAAGTCAAAAGTTCCAGTTGATAGATCTAGTTTTGCGACACCGACCGCAGCATTTGCGATCTGACGTCCGGTAATTTGAACAGCCATGTTTTTTATTCCTCATGTGTTGTGTTTGTGAGTCTGTGACTCTGTGTTAATGTATACGCCTGTCAGACGTTTTACAGTTCGATAAATGGAAATGAATTGCTAGGCCTTGAATACTCGTGCTTTGATCTGCTCAATCAATGTATTTATACTCTCAAGTTTCTGTTCTAGCAGACTCATGCGTTTATCTAGATCCGAGATCTCTTTGACAATGTCTTCTCTGATCTTGTCTTCTCTAGCCTGCAGATCACTGATCACCTTGTCGTATCGTGCTCGTAGTGCATCCTCCCGTTCTTCTGCACGCTTTTCTCTTGCGTCGCTTCTCTTACGCTGTTCCATGTATTGCCAGTATAGAAACGCGGCAAAAGCAACATTTGATCCGCCGTTCATGATCACTTGCATGACTTCGCTTTCCATTATTCCCCCATCAAGAGCGTATAACTGAATTTGTCGTATCCAGTATGCTGCGGCTGAAGTTTACACAGGGCGATAAAATGATCATACTCATCAGGATCTTGAATGACTTGACAGCCTGCACTGTATTGATCTACTGACTGACTAACTACTATTCTGCTCGCTCTGTGTATATTGATTCCGAAATATCCACACTCTTCATTTTGTCCATAATCGTGCATGTTGTCGGCGTTTCTATCTCTCCAAACACAGACCTCATTGCCACGCTGCACAAGCGCCTCATATTGTCCACGATGCAAGCCCAGCATATAGGCTCCTCGATACTGTCGATTGTGAATCAAGATCGCCGTGTTGCCGTTTCTAAGATAGTATAGGCCTGCATCTGTTGTACATTTGTAGGCGTGCCATTGCCACGAGCCACGCTCAAGAAAACAAACGTGTATCCAGTCATCAAATCGATCCGGCTCTCCGTGTGGGTTGCGCTCTCCGATGATGTTCATATCATAATCAACGGATTCAAACACTTTGAATCCCGCCTCTTTTACACGGGTCAAAATGTGCGGATATGCGTCGGGGCTTAGTGGGATTCTCATGACATAACGCCTATAGTTAGATTGACAGAACTTTGTGAAGGATTCCAGCGCACAGCCAAGATCATCGCTCTCCGGTTGCTGTACGTGCTGCCAAATCCTGACTGACCCTCACGAAGTCCATAAATATACATACTAGATATTTCAATGATATCGCCAGCGGTCAGCAGACAATGCTTTTCAGTTACTGTAAGATTCAACTCTTCATATGGCTCCGCATCCCATCGCCGCATCCGAGTTAGGTCGGCATTTGCTTGTGTTGGCTGTATCGGACTATCCACACGATAAACAAGCCGCAAATCCCTCGAGATTTCTGTGCTTGTGGGTAGTATCGGAATACTGTTGCCGCTAAATGAAACATCCTGAATTAATCCTGTTGTGCTGTTGAAAGTTCTGATTGTGCTCTTGCTGAATACTGTTGATTGTGTGGGGCTGTATAATGTGTGTGAGTCTATGCTGATTATATCCCGATCAGTGATGTGATCTTTAACCGTGAACCAGTTTGCTTTATTTGGATTTTGACAGACACGCCATGATAATTGGTTTTGGTCCCATACTGGCCACATCCCCATATTTAATACAGCATCTAAAAACGTTGTAATGTTGCCGGGTTCTTCAATCAACAATTCGATCTCATGTGTGCCGCTAGAAGTAGCCCATGCAAGGTTGTAGTATTTATTGAGATTCTGAAGATTGAACAAATTAGGATTGAACTTGACACCGAGCGCCCATGATGCGGGATAGTCATCGAAAGCGCCCTGTGTGCCGTCTCCTGTACTCATGACAAGCCGAGCAAATACATAATCGGGACGCCCTCGAAGCCTTGCCAAACTTGTTACAACGTCATTGATCGCCAGTGTAGTAATTGAGGCTGTACTTGGATATTTTCCAGTTGCTGCAATCGTTAAAAATCCAGCCGTTCCGCTTGTGCTTGTTTTGCTTGACCATGTGTAATAATCGATCGTGCCTGCGCTAACGTCCTCAACTTTGATCATGCCGTTTTGACCTGTCTCTTTCTCAAATATTGTAATGTCATCAACATAAAGATTTGCACTGCTCGAAAAATTAAAATTTTGTGTTACTTTTGCCGTCTGTCCTGCATAATACCAAAATTGTGATTCTGTCGCTTTGCTGGTTAGTCTAGCCTGCATCAGTGTCAAGAAGTCGACAAACTCCAAACGCCACAAGCCCCGCCCGCCTGTGATGCCTCTGAGTTGCCCTATGCAAACACGATTCCGCAGCCCATCTCTAACCATGTGCAATTCAGCCACTGCGCCACGTCTAGGGAAATCCATCAAAGGGCGCAGATCGCCCGCAACTGTCACAGTAAATCCACCAAAGTTTACAGACCATCTCTGCGGCGTAACTTGCACACTGTCGATCGTAACGTCTGCATTTGCAAGGGCGATCTCTGTGCTCATGCTAATCTGATCAGCATTTGGGCTCATGTTGTAATCTTTACTAGATGCTAAGAACTTGAGCACATACGAGATCACTTTTGCGGGCTTGTCTAGGCTGTTAATAAATGATTGTGTCCATGCCATGATCGCCCCTATAGTCTATTTTGTATAACATTTCCAGCATTGCCCAATTTCAATTTGGCTTGATCTCTAACATATCCCATTCCATCAAGAGAGATCCCCGCACCTTGTCGCCCTCCTGAAGTAGAAGAGGCAAGCGATCGCCCAATAGACACGCCTGATTCTCCAACTGTGTCAGGATGTGCGGCGTATAATGTCACATAGTCCACTACAAGCCGTATAGAAAGCGAGAACAAACGCCCGCCTTCGTTTGTCACTATTGCCTGCCCTATGTCGCTTTGTGGTCGTTTTAAGACTGGATAGAAACGATAATGTCGCATGAAAGCAGGCTGATCATATTGGAATCGTACAGGATTCACAGTGTCAACGTCTCCGCCCTGTGCTGTGGCATTGCTCACAGTCTGCATTTTGACAATCTCTTGTATCATTGCTGGGCTGCTCGTTTCTATCGTGCAATAGTCGCCGACGGCTGGCGTTGCGCTGGTCCCTGTAAAGTTTTGGAATGGATTTGCATAAATAGGAATTTTTGTGCTGTTGTTGTTCAATGTGCCCCGTATTGGAAAACAAAACGCCTTTGCATCATCCGCAGCAAACGACACAGAGAAGCCCCGATCAAGATGATTTTGCAACGCGTGAAACTGTATAGCCAGATCCTCACCTCCAATCATGCGATCCCGCTGTATCGTTACGATCTCTTGTGTACGTCCTACAGATCTCTGAATAGAGCCAGTCAGTGAGACAGCATCTACAGCTTCAACGGATATATCACTGAACATCTCGCCCAGTGCTTCGCCGAGATCTATTGTGACCAGTGAAGCGCCATTCAATGCGCCAAATGGCTCAGGTGTAAAATAAAACTTTGCATTGCCCATTATCTGCCCCCGAATAGACTACTTGACGACGTGCCGAATTGATTATTGA